TCCAGATTAAAGTGACTGCTAACATAGATGGCCCCGTTGAGAGCGTTCGTCGGGATTGACACGTTCCCGGCTGCGACTGCGTTCTTCGCGTTGTTCTCGGCAGCGTCGGCCTTGGCTTGAGCTGCGGAAGGAGTTTCGGCACCTACCTCAGAGGCAGAGGTCGGAGAGGCTTTAACCCAGCCGTTCGTCGTGTGCCATCTTTTGAGGACGTTCGGCGTGACGCTCGTATCAAGCCAGAGCTTGTCGGTATTCGGGTTCGACGGAGCAGCAGTTCCCTTCGAGATTGCATCCTCTTTCCCGGTCGGGTTGTAACCAGGGTCGAAGGTCGTCGCTGCCCCGATGGTGATCCGGTCGGCAGAGAGAGTCCCGACCTTGATCGCTATCGCATTGATCCCGTCTCCAGTGATTGCGGTTGTGAAGGTTCCCCCTCCGTTTGTAGAAATGCCCATGCCCCCAGAAGTGATCCTCACCACTTTTTGAGGGTCGCCAGGGTCAACGGCATAAAAGCCCGAACTGTCCCAATAGAAATTCGAGCTTTGCTGAATCTTGTTTTTCAGAACGTCTACGAACCCACTTAGAGCGGAGGTCGGCACAGCCACCTGCCCCCCGGCGACCGCAGCTTTCGCGTTGGCCTCGGCAGCGTTGGCCTTGGTTGTGGCCCCGGCAGGAGTCTCCTTTGTGGTCGGATCATACCCGGCCTCGTAGGTCGTCCCGGCCCCGATAGCGATCCGGTCTGCGGTGAGGGTTCCGACGTTAATCAGATCGGCGGTAAAACCGTCGCCCGTTCCGAAGGTTCGCCAGTTCCAGTCGCCCGTTACCCCGTCCTTACTGTTGGCGATAGCCAGGATTCCACCGAGCAGCCTCATAGCCTTGGTCGGGTTCGCTTCGTCGTCAACGATCAGAATTCCCTCGCTGTCGGTGATCGTCACGCTGCCCGTCCCGGCCCTGACTTGGTTTTGGAGAGCGTCAATGATTCCGTCAAGTCGGCTCGTAGCGATCGGCCCTGTGGGGTCTACGGAGTCCCAGATCCCTTTCCTCCAGTTGAGCAGAGCCTCCAGGTCGTAAACCCTGGCGATCTCATCCTTAATGTCTTTGAAGAAATTGCCCAGCTTGACCTCGGCCCTCTCTGGCTCATCCAGGTAGCGAGTCAGCTCGATCACCCTGGCATTAACGGTCAGCGGAGGAAAGAACTCGGTATCCAGGATGGCCACCACGTCGCCCAGCCTGACCGCTTCGTGAGCCAGCCCAGAGACTTTCTCCAGGTCGATAACGGAAAGATCATATTGAACCAGGGGTTCCTTTTGGTTTTGCAGCTCGTCCCAGGTCTTCTGTAGGAGAACGGCTGCGTCGGTTTCCTCGGAGTCTTCGAAAATACCGAACCTGTGTCGGCGTGTAAACTCGGCAGCTAACCGCCCGAACTGATCCTTCGCGTAGTCGTCGCCGATCCATTCCTGCCCTGCTGGTTTGTCGGCAGGGTCGCCGTTTCCGGTACTCCAGACCACATCGGCGAAGGTCAGTCGCCTCCCGAACCCGTCCTCGGTCTGCTCTCCCTTGCCCCTCCCGTAAAGAGCGGTCTTGAGGTTCGCCGAATCGACTTTTCGTTTGATGGTGGAAATATCCTTGCTGTACTCGAACCGCTTTCCGGTCGTGTTCCCCCTCTGAGCGATAATATCGACGTACCTTGCGGTAATTGACTGACCGCTGATCGTCACCCGAAAAACGACCTCGCCACCCCAGACAGCAGCGATCTTGAATACGCTCGAAAGGACGTTGATATAATAAAAGTTCGAACTGTTCAGCCCCAGGTCGTCCACGGTTCCCATTTGCCAACGGGTTCCTGTAAGCACCTGCGTAAGAGCGAACCCAGCGGAGACGTTTGCAGGACGTAAGTCCGTAACAATCTCGTCGATCAGCTCGACAGCAGCAGCCTCGCAGTAAGCGACCTTGAGCTTCTGCTCGTCGTGTGTTTCCTCGACCTGTCGAATGATGAATAACTGGTAATTATTGTCGAGGTTCTTAAACGCGACGAGGTTTTCCTCTACGACGTACACCGAGTCCTCATGGGAAAAAGGAACGGAGAAGTCGAACGTATTTTCACCGTTCAGCTTCTCCGTGTGGGGAGCTTCGAAATAAGGACAGGACTTCGGGTTGTCGTTAGAGAGGATAGCCAGCAGCTTTTCGTCTTGCCCACCGAAAATATAGAGCAAGTTCGATCACCCCTCCCGAATTTAACCTCACTTATTAGTCATGTAACCTGGCCTTTTACAACCATTTCTCTTTAAATTCCACCCGAACCGTCGCGTTAGCAGTCGGAGCGAAGGTAATTACAGTCCCACCGGGATCGAGAGGGAAGAAGGTACTCGAAATCTCGATGGTATCCATAATCCGTAAACTGTCGGCGGTTACTAACGCTTTACTGTTGTCGATGGTCAGCACGTTCCCGACGGAGAACGCCTTCGTGACGTAGACCTGCTGAGTTCCCTTCATCACCTTGAAATAGGTCGCGGAACCGGAAAAGTTTACAGTAAACACCGGGAAGACCTTCGCGGTTCCGATGTTTGTGATTGTGGCCCCAGAGCTAAAAGTCTGGGAGCGTGTCGCACCGTCGGCGTAAGGGTCAGGACAGATAAAGGTAATCGTTCCCTGGCCCGTCCAGACGATCTGCTCCAGGTCGGCACTCCCGGCGATCCTGGCGTAATACGTTTTGTCCGGTTCGTCGGAGAATACCAGAGGTTTAAGGCTGCTCTGGTAAAGCCAGGAAGCGATGGTTCGAACTTTTGATCGGAGGTCTGCCTGAGAGCTACCCTTCACGGTCACGTCCACAGCGATCTCCCTGGCCCCCACGTTCACCCCGAATTCGTATACCCCGGCCCTCCCCGGAACAGCCAGCGAACGGAAAGCCAGGGGAGCGAGGATACTGTGATGGACGTTATTTTCGACGAGATACGTCGTACTGGCGATACCGTTAAACGTGAACATTTAAAAAGCCCCCTTTGCTCGTTGGCTCCGTTTGTGAAGACGGTAAAGCTGCTCGGCGATCCGGTTGATGTCGGCTTCCTCACGGACTACGAGCTGGCCCACGGAGATAGACGAGCCACCCCCGGCAGCAGCCCCGGCCCCAGCCCCGACAGCGAGCGAACCAGAGTCGAAGGTCATTCCGTCCACGGCAGAGGTCACACCGTCCACCATGCCCGACGCAGCCCTCATAGCCAGGGTCGAAGTCTTGTCCAGGCCCAGAGCAAAACCCTTGACGGTATTCACACCGATCGCCTTGAAGACTTTCGAGGGAGACTGAATTCCTAACGCCTGTTTTGCAGAGTCCACAGCACCGGAGACGACGTTCCTTAACTTACTGGCTAAAGCCCCTGCCATATCCCCTACCCCGTTAATAAAGCCCCAGATCAGGTCTTTACCTGCGGAATAAGCAGAGTCGGCCATCGACGTGAACATGTTCCAGACGTTATCGGCGATCCGCCTCATAGCGTCGGCGATACGTCCTGGAGCGGAGTTAAACAGGTCGAAAATATTGTTCCAGGCGTTTTGTAGGGTCTGCCAGATTGAATTCCAGGAACTCGTCCAGGCGTTTTTCAGAGCGGTAAGACTGTTATTCCAGAGGGTTTCGATCCGGTTCCAGATCTCTGTCGCTGTGTTTAGCAGTTGGTTAAAAGCGTCCATCCAAAGCTGTTTTACAGTACTCCAGAAAGTATCGACAATCCCCTGGAGCTTTTGCGTAGCGGAGGAGAAGACCTCGCCGACCTTATCCCATTGGCCCGTAATGATGTAATAAATAGCCAGGAAGACGGTCGCGGTAATGGTTCTCAGAACCTCCCACCACGCAGTAATAAGAGCCTGGATCGTCCCGGTATAAGCCTTAAACACCCCGTCGATCTTGCCCCAGACATTCAACACCGTGGAGGAAATGAACTCGAACCCAGCCACGAAGAAGGCTTTCACGCCTTCGATGAAAGCGTTCGCCCCGTCTTTAATTGCTTGCCATGTGGAGGTCAGGAAGTTCCCGATCCCCGTCCAGATACCCACCACGAAGTCGCTGATCGCTTGCCACGTTGAGAACGTGAAAGCCTTGATCTCGTCCCAATGGGTATATAAAAGAACCCCGATAGCGATAACGGCAGCGATAGCAGCCACAATCGGGAGGACGGTTGTCAGCAGGAACATGAACGATCCCGCGACCGTTACGCCCATACCTGCCAGAGCTGCAAAACCTCCTACGATAGCAGGAATAAACCCGATAAGAATAAACACCCCAGCAGCCAGCAGGGTAATAACGGCAGTAATAGCAGCCACGATCGCGATTGTGTTCTTGAACGGCCCCGGCAGCGAGTTAAAAGCACCTACGAGAGCCTGTATCCCGTCGGCGACGGTTCTTAATGCAGGAGTCAGAGCGGAACCGATGGAGATTAGAGCGGACTCAGCAGCCCCCTTGAGCTGTTCCAGGGAACCGTTAAGGTTGTCGGTCATGGTTTCGGCCATCTTGTTCGCTGCACCGTCAGCGTTCTTGAACCCTACGGTCAGCTCGTTCAGTTTGTCCGGCCCAGCGTCGATCAGCGTGAGCATGGCAGACATAGATTCAGCCCCGAAAATGGTCGAGGCTGCTTCGAGCCTCTGCTGTTGATCCAGGTCTTTGAATTTCGTCGATAGCTGCCCGATAATATCGGCCATCGGTCGGACGTTCCCGTGGAAGTCGGTTACGGAAATACTGAGAGCGTCGATCATTTCGGCTGCTTCCTTCGGAGGGGAGACGAGACGGGATAAAGCCATTCTTAATGCTGTACCTGCTGCGTCGGCTTTAATACCTGAGTTGCCCAGGATAGCCAGAGCGGAGGACACTTCTTCAAGGCTGATCCCAGCAGCTTTCGCCACCGGAGCGACGTACTTTAACGAATACCCGATGTCCGAAATTGAGATCGAGGAAGCGTTCGCAGCACTCGCGAGAACGTCGGCAATATGGCCCATGTCGGAGGCTTCCAGACCGAACCCGTTCATCGAGGACACCATGATGTCGGAGACGTTCGCGAAGTCCTCACCGGAGGCAGCAGCAGCGTCAAGGAGCCCCGGCATAGCAGCGATCACCTGTTGACTGTCAAAGCCAGCAGCAGCCAGGATGGACATACCCTTCGCAGCCTCACTCGCGGAATATACGGACTTGCTGCCCAGGTCGATCGCAGCGTCCCGTAGGGACTTGAACTGTTCCTCTGTGGCCCCCGAAAGAGCCTTGACGTTAGACATTTCAGCGTCAAAGTCGGCTGCGGTCTTGACTGCATACCCCAGCCCAGCAGCGATGGCCCCACCGACCACCCCGGCAGCTTTCCCGATTTTCATAAAGTTCTCGGAGCTACGCCGTACCCGGTTCCCGAACTCATCGAGCCTGTCTTGAGAGTCTTGGAGGTTCCTTCTGAATTGGTCGATATTAGCAGTAATCCTTACGACGACATCACTTAAAGCGGACACTCATTCACCCCCCTTACGGATAAAAGAAAAAACGAGGCTTTACGCCTCGAATTTCTTCAGTAGATCATTGAACGCTTTATCCCTGTTTTCTGTTGTCTTTTTCTTCGCTGCCTTTTTCTTGCCCAGCAGCTTATCCAGGGTTACAGGACGTTTGAGCGTTCCCTGTGTGTTCATAATTTGCATAGCGAGCCACGCTGTAAGATGGTGATCCGTTTCGAACTGTCTTACCTTTTCATCAGCGTGAGCCTCGATAACATCCAGCACTTCGACCAGGGTCAACTTCCAGATTTCGTCGGGTTTTAGTCCACCGATACCGTAAGCAGCTTTAATGAGTTCTGACCAGTCGAATTCTCCGTGGCCCTCGTCGCTGCTGTCGGTTTCGGTTTGCTTTAGTTTTTTCTCGTCGAACCTTTAAACGCTTCTCCGATCTTCTCGGAGATATATTCCATATTTTCAAAATCGACCATCTCGCCGACTTCGCTCTCCGTGAGGTCGGTGTTTTCATGGATCAAGCCAGCCCACAGGAACGCCCTGATCTGCTTCATGCCCATTTTAGCGTCGCTCAGTTCGGCGAGAGAAATTCCGAGCTTGTCCTCCAGTTCGGCGAGAGCGTTCAGAGTATACCGGAGCTTCCTGACTTTACCGTCGAGTTCGATCTCTACGAATCCTCTTTTTTTATTAGCCATTTAATGAGCCTCCCCACGAAATAAATTAGATGCAGCCAGTTCCTATACGAGAGCCTTCGCTAATGCACCCGTACCAGTCAGGGACAGGGAGAAGGTTGCGGCTCCGTCCTGCGGAAATTCGTTCGGAAAGTCGGTGATGATTGCAGTACCCGTGTACTTTTTACCGGAAGGCATAAGGATTTGAACCTTCACAGTTGTACGGCCCTCCCAGGCATCCTCCAGGTCGCTATAAGCAGCGTCGGAAGCTACGATAAAGCCTTCACAGTCGATACTCCAGGAGTTCACACCGGCCAGATTCTCGGCCCAGCCGTTCGCGTCTTTCGAGGTTGCGTCGATCGTGTTGGTCGAACGGTTCAGAGTCGCACCGGATTGACCTCCGAGAGTTACGAAGGTTCCAGGGGTCGAGGTATCTTCGAGTTTAACGAGAACGTCTACGCCAGCTACTTTTGCCATTTTTTAAAGCACCTCCGAAATTGTATTGAAATTCACAGAATAAAGAAAACGCCCGTTGTCGTCTGTCCCGATATACAAAGGGGAAGACTGTTGAGCGTTACAATAGATGACATGAAGTGAACCCACGTCAAAGCTCCTTTTCAAGTTGAAGAACTCGTAAACCTCCCAGGCTTTATCCTCCGCATCACTTGGATGCCTCGCCCTGATCACCACCTGGAAAGACGGTCGGCTCAGAGTCGGGGTCGGTGAGGTTCCCCCGGTCACTTTCACGACTCCGCACGAATCGGGAGCGGTTGCCGGGAAAGCGTTAGGGTAATAACTGTAAGGGACGTTAGCCCCCAGAAAGTCCAGCAGGTCGATCGTATGCAAAAGATCACCCCTCTAACGTCTGATCGCCCTTTTGATTTCGTCGTCAATATGGGTTCGGTACGCTTCGCCTTCGCCTTCAAGCGGTCTTGTCAGGAACTTGTTACCGACATCGTAGTGCCTACCGGACATACCCGAAGTTCCAGGCTTCCGTCTGGAACCTTCGCCCAGGTCGTAAATACCTTCGTGCATATACAGAGCGTAGTTAAAATTACCCCTGGAGTTCCGTTCTCTCACCGTATAGGAGACGGTAAGCTCGACCTTCACCCCGACCACTTTAACCTCTTTGGCGTGGGACTTTTCCAGAATCCCCTTGTCGTGGGGAGCAATCTCTGAGGACACCCGAACGAGGTCGTCGGCAACATCTTCCATAGCCTGTTTTAAAGCGTCTTTAGCCTCGCGTTCCATTCGTGAGAGGCCACGGAGAACGTCGCCCAGGTCAACGTCCATTCTCATTTAAACCACGACCTTAGTAAAAATCGGCTTCCCTGCGAAGTCTCGAATAATGCTAATCGACAGCGGAGCGTAAACGGTCGTAATTCCCAGCTCGTTCTTGTACTCGATCGAGTCCGTGTAAGCCACCTTGACGAGTCCCTTTAGCATGATAACCGCCCTGGCGACCGTCTCTTTCCCGTTGCTGTCCCGAACCAGTTCGGAATTCTCATCCAGGCGACACTTATAAGTCGTCGTGGAACCGGGATTCTCCATACCCCACACGTCGATGGTACTCGCCCTCTTGACCTTAATGGTCTGCTTTAACGAGATCATTAGTCGATCACCGTCCTACCGATGCGACGGCCCAGGATTAGGGCAGCTTGTGGAGCAATCTTGAGGTCGATATTATCCACGGACACCATGATCCCCCCGACAGACACCTGCTTAACCCCCTGCTCGGCCTTGCGGATCGTATCGTCCATACGGAGCAGCCAGAGAGCCTGTTCAAATACTGCTTCGTCGGGAAGGGGTTTCGTGGTTGCGTTGTAAGCCTTGTAAATCCTGTATAACTGCTCTGTGGCAGCGTTTAAAGCCCGTTGTTTCTGAGCTGGGTCGGCTTGAACCCATTCGTCGTTGTGCAGAACCTTTGTCGCAAAATAAACCTCGGCACTTCCAACCGATACAGCCATGAGTTCACCCCCACTTTAGAAAAAAAGGGACGTGAGGGAGGTTCACTCCCCCACGCCTTTATTCGTTACTAGGCTTTTTTGATACCTTTCAGACGGGCAGCAGCCCTCGGATGGAATACGGCACAGCCACAGTAAAACTCAATACGGGTTCTGAAACAAGGTTTAGTTTCCAGTTCGCCCAGGTCACGGACACTTACGCCACCGTTGCGAAGACCGGAAACATACTGTTCAGCACCGAACCGGACAGCATAGATGGAACCACAGACAGCACCGGAGGTTCCCTGAACTTCGGTGAACGGGAGAACTTCAGCACCGGAAGCGTCGGTTTCGATGATACGGATCGGGATACCAGCGTAAGTCGATACCGGACGACCGAAAGCGTCGGAGCCGTTTTCGACGTAGTGCTGGGAAGCCTGGAGAACCTTTTTGATTTCACGCCTCATGGCCTTGCTCATAAAGAGAACGTCCGGTTCGCCTTCCACAGCGTCGATCAGCTCGTCGATCATGGGCAGGGTCACGACTGCACCGTTATCCCCGGCAGTAATAACCTGACCACCAGTCAGACGTTTTTCCAGACCGTCGAATTCAAGAGGGTTCCCAGTATGATCGCCCTTGAAAAAGCCCTTAGTGAACGCCAGGGAGAGAGCTTTCGACTTCATTTCAGTATGGATAGCCCGGATGTCCTGGAGGTTTCCGCGAGTCGCTACGAGGAACTTGTCCACGTCAACGTCGCCACCCATGATGTAGATGCCTTCGGAGCTTTGGTTGATAACACCGACGGACTCGGTATAACCGGCGTTGATGTCACGGAACGCAATACCGGGAAGGGTTCCTTCCTGGTTGTACTTATAAGCGTTACCAGCGATCTCCATGAACGGGAGCATTTCGAGAACGGCAGAGTTACGAGCGAAAACTTCGATAACGCCACGCTGTAGAACGTCATTAGACAGTTTTGCAGCTTCGATAAGAGTTAAAGCCACTTTGATAGTCCTCCTTAAAATTAGTTAAAAATGGGCATAAAAAAAGAGCCTTTCGGCTCGCTTACTTCTGCCCGTATGCCATACGGAGCAGTTGACCAGGGGTCATTGTATTAATGTCGGTTGTAGCTCCCCCGGCTGGATTCGTTTGGCTGCCCACCGGAGTTTCCTTCTTCTGACTTGCAGCACCGAAAAGACCTTTCTTCTCGGCTGCGGTTAGCCATTCGAGCTTCTGCTCTGGAGCGAGGTTCGAAGGGACCAGATCTCGGAAATCTTCCGGTACGTTTTCGAGCCTTGCTTCGAGCAGCCCGATAATGACCGCTTCGAGCTGGGTCACTCTGGCAGTTGCTTCCTTGTGCTGGCCCTTGATTCCGTCCATGTCTTTCGAAGTCTGCTTGTAGAGTTCTTCGAACTTGCCCTGTTCCTCTTTCGCCTTGCGTTCCCGTTCGGACTGTTCTTGCTCCTTCTGGGTCTTTTCAGCGGTTAAAGCGTCGAGCTGTTTCTGGAGGTCTTTGAATTTACCGTTGACCTCATCGAACCGGGTTTTCGGGATCATGTGTTCCTCGGTCTTGCTCCCGTCCTTAACCGTATTTTTCGTCTCGGCAGACGTTTCGGGAGTCTTTGTCTCAGTCTTGATCGGGTCTGGGTTCAGTTCCTCTGCGAATTCACTCATAAAGTCTTGTTTCTGAGTCTTAAACATGATTTGCCTCCCCTTACCTTTCGCTTGTTGTCGCGGTTGCGTCCGCGAGGTAGTTTTAAAAACAAAAACCCCCGGCTGCTTGAGCCAGGGTTCATTGTTTATTTCTTTTCTTTTGGTTCGAACTGGATTCCACGATCTCCATGGTAGGGTTTTTCGTGGGTATGCTCGCCGTAAATAATGTCCTTCGGGATTCCCTCCGGGAAAGCGTCGCACGTCAGCCCTTCACCGTCCGGGTACTTTACACCCCCTCGGTCATAATGCTTGCACCACATACATTTCGGAGCGGCTCCGATCATTAAATCAACCCCTTAGTCAATCGGTTTATAATTCTTTGGTAGTCCGAGCTTTTTCAAGTCTTCCATTAATACAGCCTCGGCCTTTTTGAGTTCTTCGAGAACCTTTTGTCGTTCGGAGAGCGGTAAATCCGAAAGCCATACTCTTTCTTCGTGAGTGTTGTTAGCAGTCACTTTAATCTGGA